TCCTTCCACACCTCCACCTTGGGAACGTCGTAGTCCCACTTCTTAGCCATGAAGCTAATGCCGTAGGGTGGGTCAGTCACAATACTGTCCACGCTGTTGTCTTGTAGCGACTTCATTTGCTCCAGGCAGTCACCATTGAGTAGGTTAATACAGTTTTCTTCACTCATCCTTGTATACCATCCGTGTCTTGACCCCACCCTTGCTGGTCTTAACCTTTACCCCTTTGGGTTTACCAGACCAGTTGATTTTAGACCAGTTTTTACCGAGCTTCTCGTCGTCTCGATTTAGTTGCCTTATTTGCGATCCTTTTGTTGACATTGTATGTGTGTATCATAATACATTGACTTTGTCAACCCCCCAGGTCAAGCCTACCTAAAAACCATACTTTAGGAAGGGGTTGACTTTATATTAAATCTATGATTTGCTCCTAATCTTTACCACGAAAGACCAAAGAAAATTGCAAGGTCAATGGTATAATACTAAGACAGTCAACCATCGGAGCAAGCGTATAAGCCCAAGTCCTATAGTCACCCACTAAGAGTTGTAAAAATACGGGAAGGCATAGAGGAGTCCTAACGGACGTAAACGAACAGTGTTCTGACGAACGGTGTCCCTAATGCTTAGAGGTTGGATAGCCCTGATGACGCCATGCAAGCTAGCCATAAAATATTATCAACGGAATAGTGTATTGACTTAACTACCTCCACTACTAGTGATCTTTGATCGCTTCTTTCGTAAACTGTTGATATTAGCCCATGGGGCGAAGCTGTGTCTACGCATAAGCCTGCGGGAAGGATCCACCCACGTAAGGGACTTCGCAAGGATATTTTTTTTTATAGGGCGATGAATGTATATACATATATGATTACCATGCGATTCTGCACCCCCTCCCCCCCTTGCATGTTAAAAGAGTTCTCTGACGGGGTTTGCCAAGCAGATCTG